GCTTGCAGTGGAATTAACCCGTACATCTCCCGGCATGACGTTCCCGCCAAGCGTCTGCACCCCGTAATTCCACGGGTTGTTCATCAACCACTCGTCATCGGGCCGATACTGGTCGGGAAACTCAAGCGGTGCGAACCCAGCCTTGCCACCGGAGACGGCGAGCGACCTTTCACGGCTGGCTTCGTCTTCCGCAGTGGGGGTCCAGCCTACCGGGTTCCCAAAGGCATCCGTGGGGTGAGCGCGACGGTATTTGTCGCCCTTATAGTCTTTCGACCAAGGCTGAAGGGAAGTGTAATTCCCTGCGGGGTTGTATGCCGCCATAGCGGATAGGTTAGCGTCAAGGTCGCCGCCTTGGTCTACTAGCCTGCTCAACTCAGCCACTTGGTCCGTGGTAGCCGTGGGATAATTTTTAGTAATCGTAGCTAGGCTACTTGTGGGTGTAGGTGTGGGTGTGGGTGTGGGTGTGGGTGTGGGTGTGGGTGTGGGTGTGGGTGTGGGTGTAAGTCCAAGTTCAACCGGCGGCGGGCGGTTAAACCCATAATTCCATTCCGAAGAGTTGCGCGGAGCACCAATAGAGAAACCTTTTGGCGCGGCGCGAATAACTTTTACTGGCGGTGCTACCGCAGTATCTCCGCCAGCGGCGTACCCGCGAGCCTTGCGTTCTTCTGCCGTAGTAAAGCCCGAGTTCGGGAAGTACATATTCTCCGAAGAACTCCTAGGGCTATCAGGGTCGCGGTCTGGGGGGTAAACAACCATGCGCGGTATGTTTTTATAGGGGTTAACGTATTTAGGCTTTTTAGGCGGTGGTTCCGGGGTTTGGTACGTTTGGTCACTCCCAGCCGCAAGCGGCGCTAGGAGGCCAAGCCCAGCAGCCCAAGGAGCGACGCTGGCCGCGATACCAGTCAAACCCAGCCCGGGGGCCTCAAGAAGACGTCCCCCAAAACTCTTATTTGCAAAGTCAGAACCGGGTACCCCGGCTGTAGGGAGAGGACTACCGGAGGGAGTAGTAGGCACGCCAGTTGCAGAATTAGCACTCTGGTAAAAAGGGTCTGCTGCGGAGGTAGAAGAAAGCGGCGTAGCACCCGGCAAACTAGGCGTACGAAAACTAAACCCACCAATAGTGCCACTAGGGTTTAACGCCGCGCCCACGGAGGCACCGCCCCAAGCGCCCAAACCGGCCATAAGGCCCTTCTCAAGGTCGCCAGTAATCGCGGTCTGCACGATACCCGCCCCGGCACCGGCCATCCAAGGGTCTATACCAAAAGCACCGCCCACTGCACCGGCTATGGCGGGCAGATATTTGTCCAAAAACCCAGCTTCCGGGAAGCCAGTCTGGGGGTTTATTGTTAGGGAGCCACCGTGGGCCATGGCAAGGGCCTGCAAGCCGCCAACTTCTTGGGGCGTCATATGCACCAGAACCGAGTCATTACCCCGGCCTTGGGCTTGCATCTGCTGTGACAAGGGGTTCATCGGGGAGTCCTTAAGCTCAAGGAGTACTTAGGGTTATATTACCAACTACGCTAAAACTAAAGCCTAACCGTTGCGCCAGTTCGTCCCGTCTGAAAACACAGGCAGGAAGATAGACCCCCCACCAGTAGCCACAGCTCTGAATACCGGAGCCGCAGCGGCATCCGTCACGAAGGTCCTAGCCCCCTTATAGTCAGCGGCAGCGGGGAGCAGGGCAACGGTGGAGGAGTTGAGACTATAGAAGTAGTTAGCTGCGTAAGACTGCGCTTGGTTAGGCGTTTGGGAGTCCAATTGACCAAAGAAAAGCTCAATCACCCGGACAAGCTGCCGTACGTACTGGGCGTCATACTCCTGTGGAGGGCTCGGTAAGGGGGAGTGTTTGAAGCTAACCAGAGCCATTAGCGCTTACCATCGGGGCGGACTTCAAGGCGTGGGGCACCAAGCTGCCACTGGACCCCCAGATCATCCGAACTGACCTTTAGCGCCATCTGACGACCCCGGGCACGAATAAAGACCTGCCCCGTATACACACCAACCGAAGTCTCAACCACCGGCTGGGAGTCCGACGCACCACCCGTAAACGCCGAACCCGGGAAGTTACGGGGGCGTATTGTAAGCGTAGCCTCTGGTTCAGCCGCAGTGGAACCTGCGAAGTCAATATCAGGTATAATACGTCTGGTGAGCATGAACTGCTCTCCGTCTGCGATATCAAAGTCGTTCGACTGAATATAAGCTTCTATTGCTACGCCGTCGTCGTTGACCCCGGACTCGTGGTTATACAGCTCGCCGGGAGCGCCTATAGAACCTGTAATCGTAGTAGTGATAACCGTTTGAGTTGGGCTGACCTCGTAAGTACCGGTACTACCCGTAGTGCCAGTTATCTGCCCAACGACGTAAGTATCCGTCGCTAGACCAGCCCCAGTAAGGATCATGCCAACCTGTATAGTCCCAGTCACAGCCGTAACGGTCAGCGTGGTAGTGGTAATAGACCCAGTGATCGTCGCTGTGGTTGGGTTTTCATCCGTGTCCATTGCCTGCGGAAATAGTCGAAGCGGCGTGTCCAGCCAAGCTGTGCGTTGGATTGTTCCGTAATACCAAATCTTATCTAGGTAGTTGTAGATTATGTACCTGTCGTTCCAGTTGGAGCTCGCGCTGGGGTACATCCACCAGACTTCATTCCACTGCTCATTCGTACCACAAACAATTTGTTCTGCCTGATTGTAGTTAATGTCCTCAAATACGTGGTTGCGCAGGGTGCAAGCCAGCGTCTCAATACGACCAGAATACGCATAGAACTTATCTTGGCCCATCCAGTACGTAACACTCGCCGCGCTTATGGTGGCACGGGGCGAGATAATAGAGATGTTGTCTGCGTATTCCTGCAAACTGAACACGTCCGTGGTACCGGTAAACTGCAAGGTGTAGAGGTGGGTGTCTGTCCAAGTTAAGATTTCCTGCCGTGTTGGCAGGGCAACGATGATACGGGACCCACGAGATATACGTAGGAAACCAGCCGAATTTGTAACGCTGGGTTCCCATTGACCGGGTTCATCTTGGTCCGACCAACGGATAAGGAGCGGGTCAAAGTCGTCGGGGTCAGTGCTGCCGTAAGGCACCGCACCAAAAGCAAGGACGTGCTTGTCCTGCTGCGACACAAGGGTCTGCATAACCTTAACGGGGACATCGTTGGGGTCAAAACCATCAGCCGTAGCAACAGCCTGCAAGGTAATAGCCCGGGTAGCCAGTGACGCAGACGGGTCCGTATTGGTACCGCGAGCCCAGTAGTAGGGCGCACCGTCGCGGATGTTCATAACAAGGTCGTTGTCAATATTGTTAAACCACCAGTCCTGCTGCGGGGCGTACACCGCACCAGTGGTAGAACCCAGACCCCAAGCGTCACGACCCCAAGTACCAGCACCCCAACCGTAACCGGCAGTGACTGTTGCATTACCGGGTTCGATCTCGAAGCTAACAGTAATAGACGTTCCGCCACCCGTAGCTACAGTAGAAGTAGCAGCCGTTGTAACTGGGAAATAGAACGCAGTTGCGGAGGTAACTATGATCTCGTGGTTAGCGTTGATTTCAGAGTTGGGCACGCCGCCAACGGTGCCCGTAACCCCGGCAATAGTTACGTAGGACCCGGTAATTGCGTTATGCGAGACGCCAAGATTAATAATTATTTTAAAAGACCCAGACACCGTAGCCACGCAGTTATTCGTGTTGGGGTTTGACAGTGTAGGAGTAGTTGTGCGCAGTGGGGTGATGTCGTAGAAAATACCACCAGCCTCGATATAGACTTTCTTCTCAGTCCCTAGAGAAAGTAGATCATCCGAGTAAGTAGTGATCCAGTTCCACATCTGACGGGCCACACCGACAAAAGTATTCGTAGTAGCCTTTGCCCAACCACCAAGCTTCTGGGGGTAACCCGAACGGAAGCGTATCTTCTCACTCTCATACCAACCACCCTCACCGGAGTAGTCAGTCTGGTCCCGGTTAATGCCGGGTTTGAACTGGAGTTTAATCAGGGGCATGGGGTTACTTCTTCAGAGCTTCAGCTACAGATGGCACAATCTTCTCGACTGAACGCCCAATTACGTACCCGCCAAGACCCAACTGCACGATATCCCACAATTTGAGATACTCAGCTTCCTGCAAGTTAGGCGCAGCAAAGCCAAACCACCGGGC